TCCATCACTCCAAAGATAACATGGGATCAAGACCAGTTAATTAAAGGTCTTGATTCTATAGCAAAGACTCACGGCAAAGAAGCTGCGAATCATTATGCTCAAGTAAAATGGACGGTGAGCGAGACGAAGTACAAGTCTGCTCCCCCTGATATAAAAAAGACTTTACAAAAAGCGCGAACAGTAGAGCCTAGTAGCCCTACATATAAAGTAAAATTTTCTATGGGAGATAAATAATGAAAATTATATCAGCAGAAGAACGACTAGGATCAGATTTTGGCGCCAAGCTTATGTTGCTTGGAGAATCTGGTATTGGTAAAACTTCACAACTTTTAACTCTTGATCAAGAAAAAACTCTTTTCGTTAATATTGAAGCGGGTGATTTATCGGTTAGGAATTTTAAAGGTGTGACTTTAGAGACAGAAACATGGCAAGACTGTAAAGACATTGCTGTGTTGTTGGGTGGTCCTAACATGTCTATCACCAGCGAAAACTTATCATATGGCCAAGTACACTATGACAATGCTCTGAAAAGGTTTCCTAACCTTAAAGACATCAATAGTACTTATGATAATTTATTTGTTGATTCGATAAGTGTAGCATCAAGATTATGTTTTTCTTGGTGTGAGCAACAGCCTGATGCAGAAACTAAGGGTGGTTTACCTAATACACTTAAAATATATGGCAAACTTAAAACGGAACTTGTTCAGTGGGCAACACATCTACAACATATAAAAAATAAAAATGTTATATTTGTAGGTCTGTTGGATACTTATAAAGATGACGTTACGCAGAAAGATTCATATCAAATTCAAATGGATGGTTCTGGGGCTAAGTTAGCGATACCTGGTATTGTAGATGAAATGATTAGTTACGTTTGGAAACCGATCAACAATCTCGATCCAGAAAAACCTACCAGCAAACAAAGAATGTTTGTATGCCAGACAGATAATCCTTGGGATTATCCATGTAAGGATAGGTCTGGTCTTCTAAATCAAATTGAAGAGCCACATCTAGGTAATTTACTTAATAAAATAACACAGAAAAAACTTAAAGGAGATAAATAATGGTTATGAATTTTAATGAAGCAGAGCAAGATAATGTTCAAAAGAAACTTGAGCTTATTCCTGACAAAACAATTGGAGCAATGAAAATACACCTCATTGATCCAAGAGAGGGTGATAAACCTGAAAGAATTGTTGAGGGACAACCTTATCTTAATTTATCTCAACGTGATGGTAAGACGCAGTATTTAGTTTTAAATATTGAGTTATTAAATGGTGACATGCAGGGTAGAAGATTTTTCCAAAACCTAACTGTCTATACACCTAACCCTGATAACCCGGCTAAAAATATTACAATGAAGTTGCTAAGATCTATTATAGAGTCTGCTTTAGGTATTAATCCTAATGATGATTCGCCAGAAGCAGCAGCAAAACGTGATATGTCAGCTCATAAAGACTGGGGATTTTTACATGGTCTACAATTTGTTGGTGCTGTAAAAATACAAGCAGGTAACGCCAAGAACGATGGCAGTGGTGATAAATGGCCTGATAGTAATCAAATCAGCTACGCTTTAACAGCGAAGAATGGTGATGAATATTACAAGCATGCGGCTGTGTATGGACTTAATAATGCGGCTCCGGCGGCACCTATAGGTACACCAGCTTTTTCACCTGATACGGATAAAGCGCCAGAAGCGCCCGCGGCAGCGGCGCCTGCGCAAACTCCTAATCCAGAAGTGTTACAAACAGAGAGACCAGATTGGTTAAATCAATAGAGGCAACTATGAAAAAAAATGATCTCACAAAAATAGGCAGAGCTATTCGCCAACTTATCGAGGTCCATGATGTTTTGTTAAGTGATTTAGAGGCTGACTCTAAACTATTTAATGAGGCAAGAGGTCGTAAAAAACATAGCGATCTACCAGAGAAAATTATTTCTTTGAAAAAGGATGGGGTAAAGAACGCAGAGATAGCTCGTGAACTTGATGTTTCTCCTCAGTATGTAGGACAGATACTGAGAAGAGAGGCTGATGTCGCAGTCTGATTTCTTTCAACAAGGGAGCCGTCGAGAAACATTGGCGGCTTCTTTAAAAAAAATTAACACAACAAGTAGGGGTTACAGGAGTTGTCAAGTTTGTTTAAAAATTGGTTTTCACCATTATGGTAAGATTGATCCTTTTAAGAAAACAACGATCTGGTTTTGTAGTGCCTTATGCTTACAGAAGGATAAATTAAATATGTATGACTATAAAGAAAACGATGCAGATCACATTTCCTTAACCCTAGAAAGTTGCATGAAAGACGTAGCGTCTTTTGTTGATAATGTTGGATGGTCAAAGAGTTTTAAAGATTTAACAAAAGATGAATTTTATAATCTTATATATAATTTTCATATGATATATCAAAGCTATGAAAGTTCATCCTTCGCTCATGTAAATAAAGAATATTTAGACGATTGGTTTGTCAATAAATATGAAAAATCACAACAACCTGAAGAAGACCCACCTCCTAAAGATAAAAAGTATAATGTACCATTTGATGACGATATACCTTGGTAGGAGAGAGATATGCCTTGGAACTTTAATCCAGTACCGAATACCGGCGATGTTTCAGATAGATTCAACAGCCACATAAACGAAGCTTTAGAAAACGAAGAAAGAAAACAACCCGTAAGAGGCTACATAGGTGGCTCTAATATAGGAACACCATGTACACGCAAACTTCAATATCATTTAGAGGCTACACCTAGAGATAAACAAAAACCTTTAACCGGTGACACGTTACGAATATTTCAAGCAGGTCATACTTATGAAGACATGCTTATATTATGGTTAAAGAAAGGTGGCTTTGGTATTAAAACTAGAGACAGAAGAGGACAACAATTTGCTTTTGAGGCAGCTAATGGAAACATAAAAGGACATGTTGATGGCATTATAATGCATGGGCAAGTAGACATGGGTTATCCTGCTCTATGGGAATGTAAAAGTGCTAACGATAGAAACTTTAAAGCATTTAAATCAAAGGGTGTTGCGCAACATAATGTAACATACAGTTCGCAAATAGCCGTGTATCAATACTACATGAACTTAACAGAAAACCCTGCTGTCTTCTCGGTTGTTAATAAAAATACACAAGAGTTGTATCATGAGCTAGTACCTTTTGATTCTGAATTAGCACAAAGATGTATTGACAAGGCTGTATTAGTCATTAAAGCTGTAGAAGCGAAGGAAAGGTTGCCACGCATAGCACAAGAGCCTGATCATTACTTGTGTAAGTTTTGTGATTTTCAGAATCACTGTTGGGAGACAGAGCATGACCGTTAATTTTAATAGTATAAACTCCATGAAGGAGAAAAAAGACTTTGATCTTAATCGATTTAAAGACGAATGCTTCCCAAGACTTTCTCATATACTGCAACATTTATTACCACAAGGACGCGTAAGAGGGTCTGAGTTTGTCTGTGGTGATTTGGATGGGTCTTTTGGTGACTCATGTTCATTTAGTCTTAACAGAGAGACACCAGGTCTAGGTGGTGAGTTTAATGGCTCTAGAATGTTTGGTGACTTTATTGATCTATGGCAACATCAACATGGATGTTCTTTTGCTGAAGCAGTAGAAGAAATATCTGATTTTATAAGTGTAAGAGTACCGTTGAAGAACACGCCTCTGCACGCGCCGAGCGTAGCGAAGGCTGCGCGCGAGGTACTTAATACAATTCAATATATTTACAAAGATAAAAACAATGAACTCCTGTGTACAGTTGTTCGTAAAGAATTTAAGGGAGGAGATAAGACATTTTATCCTGTGCTTCCGTCTGGAGAGAAAAAGTTTCCACAAGTTCGTCCACTCTATAATCAAGAAAACATTGATAAATGTGATGTTGATACCAATATTATATTGGTTGAGGGGGAAAAGTGTGTAGACGCTCTACGAGAAGTTGGTATTACAGCTACTACAGCTATGGCTGGATCAAATGCCCCTGTATCCAAGACCGACTGGTCACCCTTAGAGGGGCGTAGCGTTATCATATGGCCAGACAATGATGAGTCTGGTTTGAAATATGGGACAGCAGCAGCGTCTCACCTAGTTACTATTTGCAAAAGTGTTCGTGTACTACAACCTGTAAATGGTAAACCAAAAGGATGGGACTCTGCTGACGCTCTCACTGAAGGGTTTGATATTGAATCTTACCTTTATAAACGTGACACGGATGTAAAGATTATCAATCTTTTGGATGATAGTCTATCAGTTTCGCATTATAAAAAAGGTAAAGCACCTCAATACGAATACCTTCTGGATGATACGCTACCCCGTGGTGTTGCCGGAATCATTGCGGCTTCTGGCGACACCGGTAAAGGTATGTTAACGCTCGACCTGGGTTTAAAACTAGCGTATGGTACTACCGGCTATGACAGGGCATTTGATGCAGATTTATTGCAAAATGGATCCTGTGTGATATTGACAGCGGAAGACGAAGCTGATGAAATACATAGACGTATTGACTTAATAGATCATCAAGGTAAAAGATTCACTAAGTCAGAACATGATTTAAAAGTCTTGCCTTTTCCAAACTACGGTGGTGTTAAACCAATTGTTACTACTACCAGGGATGGGCCAGCAATAACAGAACAATGGGAAGAGATTTGCTCGCAGATAAAGAAAATAAAAGACCTTGCACTTGTAGTGATAGACCCACTCGCAAGCTTTGTTTATGCGGATATAAACAGCGACCCCGCGGCGGGTGCGTTTGTGACGGGGTACTTTGCAGCCTTAGCGACGGAAACCAACGCTACATGGCTTCTTGTACATCACATGACGAAGATAGACATAAAAAATCCTGTTGTAACTCCGGAACATGCTCGTAATTTAATCAGAGGTACGTCAGCTATTGTTGATGGACTACGATTTGCTATGGCCTTGTGGGTACCACCTGAAGGTGAAATGAAACATCTATGTAAAGTTATGAATATAGAATACAGACGTAATCGTATTGTTAATGGAGCTGTTGTAAAGAGCAATGGACCAGCTAACAGAGAGATAAGAACGTTTGTGCGTAACTCACACACCGGACTTCTTGAAGGACGTACAGAAGATGTACTTCTATCAAAACGTGGAACTGATTTTGAACTTGATGATCTTATTTACTGTATTAAAAACGCTGCTCTGGAGGGTAAACCTTTCACTCAAACAGGTAAGGCGAATGGTATAGGACATCATAAAGAGCGTCTCAGCGACGTATTACAAGAGAAAGGTATTAACCATCTGGAGAGAATGGTTCAAACTTTAATAGATCAAAAGAAGATAGTAAAAGCATCTGCTCCAGGATTAAAATCGCGTGTATGGCTTGATGTTCCTGACGGACCATTTGCTGAGGGCGATGGAGAGTTTGAGGCAGGAGCATAAGATGAAAATAAGATATGAAATAAAATTAGATATAAACTTAAATGAAAAAGATATAGACTGGGCAAATATGGAAGATAATTTTAATCCTAAAAAATTAAACATTTATTATTTTTTAAAAGAAATGCATCAAGTGTGTCAAAGATTTGTAACAGCTAAAGAAGAGCCAGTTATAGAAGCAAATATAAAAGATATAATTTTTAAAAAAGAAACAATGAACTGAGGTAAATATGTTAAAATGGGACGGATTTAATGATGCTATAATAGGCATCGGCGAAAGGTGCGGGCAAGACGATATTATTGTCTATGATCTGCAAAAGATGATTACAATATTTATGGATGCTAACGATGTCGA